CTCGGAATCTCTTAATCAGACGCTCCACCGGAGCGACTTGATTGAAAGTCCCATCGGTTGGGATCTTACGTAACCTCAGAAATATCCACTTATGCAAAGGGGCCATAAGCGTCTGAGTGAGAATATTCACCATGGCAAATACGCGTATTTTACCCGGCTCTTCCTTAAATCCTAGGCGGCCGAACCATAGAGGTTTCCCCCAATAATACTTGATATACCATGAAAGCAAACCTGCTCTCTGGGCCTCAGGACTCATATCTGCCGTCGGCAGATCCTGTTTCATCGCGTAATATAGAGGCGAAACATCTGGTTCCTCCCCGGGGAGTAAAGGACCCGCATCTGGATGTCTATCCAGATAACGAGCTGATCTCCACTTTCGCGTCCACTCATCAGACCCGAATTCATGTTTAGTGAACTCGTCCATAGCGAATCTCGCCTTGGTTCCAATGAGTTTCCACAAAGCCTTTATTCCCCAGATCAATTCTAAGCCATCTACTGCCTTCAGCCAATCCAATAGGATTGCCTGCATGCCAAGATGCGACCCAAATAAGGCCACATCCCACGGAATCGACATTACTGCCGAGAAGCCTCCCGAATTAGGAGAGGCCTTCCGTATAAATGGAATAAAACCCGGCCAAAGATCTTTTGAAAGATCCATCTTAAACGGATCATCGGTAATCAACCGAATCTTCTCGTAAAAGACAGGGACCCAGAATTCCCAACGAGGCATGAACATGGAAATATCCTTCCCAGGTTCAGTGATCGTCTTCAGCTTCAGTTGTCCTTTAAACTCTAATACTCTATATAAAGAGAAGAGTGACAACCAGAGCCGAATAATACCAACATCGCCCTTCGCAAGAAGCAAGCGATGCCGCCGGTTGATCATCCTAGGTATCCCAAAGCGAGTTCTCGCAATATTTGCGCCTAGGTTCCAGGGACTTTGATCTTTCATCCCACCTGCCACATGTTGAGTAACTATGTAACAGGTTTTCAGATAAATCGCAGTTCCCCTCGAACCCATCGCTCGATACAATTTCGCAACCTCCTTGGCGTAACCCCAAACTACCTTCACATGGGAGAGTGTTAGATGCCCAAAGACTAACGGGACTAACCTTAAAAGGAGTCCCGCTAGTTTTGCTTCTGCTTTTACACAGAAGGACCAAGTTAATGTACGCGGTACTAGGGCTCTGTAAAGAGATCTAATGTTCCGCATAAGAAATATTTCTATTTCTGGAAGTTATTCCCGTTAACCCTTCAGTTCCCGATTTGCTCCTAGGAGCAGTCGGCTGCAGGTCGCATTGGTATGCTCTACCCGGGTGGGTATTTTTGGTTGCCGAACGGCAACGTCAAGCATCGGAGAGACCCCCTTCTATTGCTAGAAGGATTTCCCGTCACGGGTTAGATAGCACAGGATTAAACCCCATACTACCTAAACCACTCCGGTTCCAACTTCCTTTCGAAAGTCAACTCTCTGTAGCTCTATCGCTCCGTAAGGGACCAAGAGACACTGTGGAAGATCCGATGGATCTAGGGTTCGCATTTCTGCGAGGAGACTCCTTGACTTCCAGTCATGGGGTTATCCTTTGAGGTTCATTATTTGCCTCAGAACTACCATAAGTAGCTCCTCTTACATGCCTCCATACCACGATTAAACCGCAGTATGGCTTAGCTTCAGAGAAAGACTATCGGTTTTCACCGAGTCTCCAATGGCTCCAACCGCTATTGCTAGCGATCTTCACGTCGTTATCCTTAGGCTACGGCCTAACCTAAGTTAGTTTCATCCGATCCCTCACGGGAAGGGTGTCCATACTAATAACGACTCCTAGCCAGTTCCACAGGCTCACCATGGGAGCTCAGTCTCTCATCGCCTGCGCGCTTAGTAACACCAAACGCACTAAATAACACTTAAGTTACATAGTTGCAGGAGTGAGATACTGAATCTTGCTCTTCGCAACGGCGCGGATCACTCCGCGC